CCTCGGAGCTGCGTAAAAATATGTGAGGAAGGATCCTTCCATTTCCCGATGGAGTGCTATAACACGCACCATCGGGCGCCTGGAAGTGAATGGAGCCGAGGGGAGTCGAACCCCCGGCAGGCGCCCCCAAAGACAGGGGAGATTCGCATGCCACAGGTTACTGACCTCACGCTACAGCCGAGCGCGACGGGCGCTCTCACGCCCACGCAACGGGCGACCGCGAACATGGAGCTGGTTCGGGTGCTTGCGCCCGTCGTGAAGAAGTCGCACGTCGTGAAGATCCAGGGGAAGGAGTACCTCCAGGTCGCCGGCTGCCAGGCCATCGGGTCTGGCCTCGGCTACACGACCGGGACGCTGTCGGTGCAGTTCATCGAGGAGCAGAGCGGCCTGCCGGCGCGCTGGGAGGCGACCGTCGGCGTCTACGACTGCATGACGGGCATGATGGTCGCGAAGGGCACGTCGGCCGTCTTCCTGGACGAGCCGCGCTGGCGCAAGGCCGATCACTTCGCTTGCATGGGAATGGCACAAACCCGCGCCACCGGGCGCGCCCTGAAGGGCGTGATGGGCTGGGCGTTCAGCCTCATCGGCGTTGAGGGGTCGTTTGCCGAGGAGATGCCCGTAGACGGGCCTACGACGGCTCAGGACGCGCCCGCGCCCGCGAAGGCGCTGCCAGCACCATCCAAGGCGTCGAAGCCCGCAGGAGGCAAGCAGGCGTCTGCGCCGGCCTTTCAGGAGCTTCGCGGCGTTTGTGCAGCAGTGCAACCAAAGACCGGCAAGTCCGGCAAGGAGTACTGGCGAGTCGGCATCGAGGCCGGGGAAGGCGTCGAGTGGTTCACCTCGTTTGAGCCCGTGAAGTTCGACGCAGGCGCCAAGATCGTCCTCCAGCTCAAGCCCTACGGCGACGGCATGGTCGTGCACGACGGTTGGGTCGATCCGGCCGCAGAGGAGGTGCCGTTCTAATGCGCCTCCAGACATTCAGCGTCAACCAGATGGAGAGCCTGCTGGCCAACCAGCAGAACCGTTCGCTCACCAGCGGCTGGCAGAAGTGGTACCGGGCCATGATGGCGGGGCAATGGAACCCGTCGGTCGCGCCCATCATCCTCTACACCGACGGCACCCTGGCGGACGGCCAGCACCGCATCCGGGCCGCGCTGGAGATGAATCAGCCGTTCACCTGCTACGTCACGGTGATCGCGCGGGACGAGATCGTGCACGTCGATGCGGGACGGCCGAGAAGCACCGTGGACCACGCCAAGATCCTCGGGCTTGGCCTGTCGAACCGACACGTCGCCATTGGGCGCGTCTGCATCGCCTTGGAGCGTGAGACGTACAGCGTGCAGAACATCGAGCACGGCCTTCTTCTCCAGGCGGTCAAGAAGTACGACGTAGTTACTTGGGCGGCCAAGTCGAAGTTCCGCTCGCAGACGCCTGTCGCCGGTCTTTGTGCCTTCGTCGCATCGAGGGGAGGCAACCCCGAAGGCTTCTATCACAGCGTCGCCACCGGCGAGGAGTTGAGCCAGGGCGATCCAGCCCTCTTGCTGCGCAACTGGCTCATGCACAACGACATCGTGGGCGGGCAGCAGATGCGTACCGAGTACCTGTGGCGCACGACCAAGTGCTGGAACGCCTACGTCTTGGGGCAAACGATGGTCCGCATGTCCAACCCGAAGTCTGGCTGGACGTTCATCCACCCCATCATCCGGAAGGAGGCCAAGGATGGCCAAGCTCTATCCGAGTGACATCTGGCGGCTGGGCGATTCCCTTGACCCGCTGGAGAAGCTGGTGGCGCTGGCGCTCCTGGACTACGGCGACCGGATCTACCCGTCTCAGGCGCACGTCGCCATCAAGACGGGCCTGTCGCTGGCCACCGTGAAGCGGGTCATGCGGAGCCTCCGGGCGAAGCTCGTCATCTCGGTCAAGCGCAACCGGAAGGGGCTGTCCTACGCCTTCGTGATGGCTCAGCCTGACACCAGTGATGGTGTCACACAGACACCACAAAAGTGTCAGCCTGACACCGGATTGGTGTCACACAGAGCCACTAACTATCCCAAGAACCCTCTTACCAACCAAGGCGCCGCCGAGGCGGCAGCCGGAGGGGTGGAGGTTCCTTCGGATGTGGAGGCGCGGATTCGGATGCGGGATCCTCGGGCAGACATCGTGGCCCAAGCCAGGGTGTGCGCGAAGGTGATGGTCCAGCACGGCTTGACCTTCGACGAGGCTTCCCGCTGCTGGCGCGACCTCTGCCTTGGGTGGGCTCGCACCGGCAGGTCGGCGTACGACCTGCTGAACGAACAGGTCCAGCAGCTCGCCGGGGCTCGGGACGTTCGCGCCGTTCTCCTGCACCGGCTGAAGGGGGTGGCGGCATGACCGACGAACGATGCAACGCGGATCTTGGACCGCTCACGGCGAAGCTGCTCGAGCAGCAGCGCGAGATCGACCGCCTGAAGGCCGAGCGCGACGAGGCGAGGCGGGAGGTGTGTGGCTGGGCAGGGCAGGCACGCAACCTTGACCCCAACGTGATCGCCATGAAGCGTGGGTGGAACGTGAAGGTCAAGCACGAACCCGACGCCAGGCACGACCGGCCGGAGGAGGTCGTGATCGTCAAGGTCGGCAGGCACAAGGTGCAGGAGCTCAAGCCATGAACAGCAGGGCAAAGGGATCGCGTGGCGAGCTGGAGGCAGCACGGGTGCTGACCGAATGCACAGGCGTCGAGTGGCGTCGGACGGCCCAGCGCTGGGGCAAGGCCAAGGCCGACCTGGAGCCCGTCCAGGGCGATTCTGCCCTGCACGTCGAGGTAAAGGTGCGTGGCCACCGGCTGACGCACTGGCAGCGCAGGGCAGCGAAGCAGGTTCTGAGCATTACGAACGACGGGATGCTCTTCTGCCTGCTTTCGAACCTGCACCGCGTGAGGGAGCAAACCGTGCTCCCAGAGCGTGCGCCTCAGTGCAAGGCCGTCGAGGGGTTCATGGAACAGGCCATCCGGGACGCCGACGAAGGCAAGATCCCGGTCGTGGTGTGCAGGCAGGACCATGGGCCATGGCTCATCGCGTGGCGCAACCAGGACGATGACCGCTTCTGCGAGGCCGTGCGTGGCGCTGCGTAGGTGGAAGTTCAAGGGCAGCCTGGGCGAGCCGTTCAGGCTTGAAGCGCCCAAGCCCGTGCGCAACTGGCGCAGGCAGAAGCACTATCGCCAGGTGAACCTGCAATGCGCCAACTGCGGCACCATCGCGCAGCTGGAGACTGACCACGTCGTGCCATTGCATCGAGGTGGGAAGGACGAGTGGAACAACCTCCAAAGCCTGTGCAAGGACTGCCATGCAGCGAAGACGGCGCGCGAAGCAGGCGAACGAGCAGGGTGAAGCATCTGCTTCACCGTGCGAGGAAATGGGCACCCCCCCTTCGGGGCCGAGCCCCCCTCGGTCCTCTGGGGACCGCGTTGGGGGAACCGTCAAAACCGACCGACGGCGTAAGCACCGCCCGAAGCCGCCTTTATGCGCGCAGCAGGCGGACGCCTACGCGGAGGCGGTCCTGGACGGGTCCACGACGGCAAACGCACGGATCCGCGACGCTTGCCGCCGCTACCTGGCCGAGCGGGCGAAGCCGGCGGCCCACGCGGTCTGGTGGGACGAGCAGCGGGCCGAGGACGCGCGCGCCTTCGCGCTGAAGTGCGGGCAGGGCGCCGAGGCCGGGGCGGGGCAGCCCCTCGTCTGGATGCCCTGGCAGTGCATGGTCGCGATGGTCCTGCTCGCCAGGCGGCGCGTGATCGACGGCAGGCGCTCGGACACGCCCGCGACGAAGGCGCTGCTGCTGGCGGTCGCTCGCGGCAACGGCAAGACCGAGTTCGCGGCGAGCCTGCTGATGGCGGCGATGCGCGACCCCGGCAGCCGGCTGGAGTTCTGCTCGGTGGCCCCGGACGGCCGGCTCGCGCAGAAGACCTTCGAGCGGATGCAGACCATGTGCGGCACGCTCGGCGGCGACGTGGCCGACAAGGACGAGGACAGCTGGAAGGCAACGGGCGGCTCGACGCCTGCGCACCCCGGCCGGGTGCGCCACGGCGGCAATCGGTACATCTCGCTGCCCTGCACGGACAAGGCGCTCGACGGCCTGACGGCGCGCCTGGTCATCGCGGACGAGGTCGCCCGCATGGACAAGGCGTTCGGCCGGCTCCTGACGGGCCTGGCGAAGTTCGCCACCAGCCAGCTGCTCGCCATCACGACCCCCGACCCCGAGCAGAAGACCCGCCCGATCTGGGGCTACTGGGACCAGCTGGAGCGCTCCATCGCGGACGGCAGCCCGTACCCGGCAGGCTGGTGGCCGATGCTCTACGGGCTGGAGCAGGATGACCAGGCGGCGGACCCGTCGGCGTGGGGCAAGGCGCACCCAGGGCTGGGGACCATCATCGACCCGACGCAGCTCGAGCTCTCGGCGCGGACCATGCTCCAGTCGGGCGATCCCGAGCAGATCGCCGAGTTTGAGACGCAGCTTGCTTGCCGCTACCACGAAATCGCCACCACCGACGTGGACCTGTCGGTGCTCGAGCGGCAGATGCAGCCCTGCGACTGGTCCCGCCTCCAGGGCGCGCCGGCCGTCATCGGCCTGGACCTCTCCCGAGGCGGCTACGGACCGCAGCTGGACCTCACCACCATGTGCCTGATGGTCGTGGATGGTCCCCAACTGCGCGCCCGGAACGTCTCCTGGTGGGCCGGATTGGACATGGCGCTGGACGAGAAGCGGTGCCGAAACCCCCTCGGGCAGTGGTGCGAGCGGGGGTTCCTGCGCCGGATGCCAGGCGAGTACCACGACATGACCATCGTGGAGGCCGAAATCGAGGCGCTGATGGCCCGCTACGACATCCGCAAGATCGGCGTGGACCCGCACCCAAGCCAGGCGCGCGATGTCAAGCGCTGGCAGGACCGGGGCTGGCCCATCGTGCCCATCGACCAGTCGATCCGTACCATGGCCCCGGCGTGGAAGCTCTGGGGCGACCTCCTGAAAAGCCGGCAGCTCTGCTACGAGGACGATCCGGTCCTGCGTGCGGCGCTGAACGCCGTGCGGCTGGTCAAGGACAACGTCGGCAACATCCGCCCGGTGAAGGGGCGCAGCTCTGGCAACACCGACGCCGTGGTCGCCGGCAACATGGCCGCGATCCTGATGGAGCACCACCAGGTGCGCGAGGCGAGCGGCATCGCGAACAGTGCCTGCCCCATCGGGTGATCGTGCCACTCTCTTGAAATCCGCTTGACATCTGGGGGCACATTCGTTCCATCCGGAGCGTGACGTGGTTCTCGCGCATCTTCGCGGTGAAGCCGACCGTCGTGGTCTGGCAGTCAGGCGCCACCACGCCGACCGTGGACCCATCGACGCTCCCGGCGGTGGTGCGCGCCGTCCAGCTGCTTTCGACCGACATCGCCCGCCTGCCGATCCGCGTGGAGCGCGAGGACGGCACCGTCATCGACGGCCACCCCATCGCCCAGCTCCTGAACCGCGACGCCAGCCGCTGGCAGTCCGGATTCGACTTCCGCCGCTTCGTCACCAGCTGCGCGCTCACCTCGGGCAACGGCCTCGCGCTCATCCGCCGGGCCAGCGACGGCACCGTCGCGGAGCTCCAGCCGATCCCCGTCGGCGCCGCCCGCGCCCAGTGGACCGACGAGGGCGTCGAGTACCTGATCAAGGACGTGAAGCTTGCCGCCGACCAGGTGGTGCACATCGGCGCGTACCCGGACCTCCTGTTCCCGGCGTGGTTCGTCTCCCCGCTCGACGCCACGGCCCACGCCATGCAGCTCGCGGCCGACCAGGACGCGGCGCACTCGGCGCTCGTCAAGACCGGCTCGACGGGCAAGATCAGCCTCAGCCATCCGGGCGCCATGAGCGACCAGGCCGTGCAGTCCATCCGAGACGCCTGGCAGACCATGCACGCGAACCCGGAAGGCGCCTCGCGGCCCCTGATCCTGCGCGAGGGCATGAAGGCCGAGCGCATCAGCCAGGAGACTTCCAGCACCAACCTGGAGTCCCGGCGCTTCAGCATCCAGGAAATCGCCCGCGCCTTCGGCATCCCGCCCGAGATGCTCTTCCAGCAGGGCGGCGGCGCGCTCGCCTCGCAGGTCGAGACGGCCCGCGCCTACGTGGACAGCGGCCTCTCCATGTGGTCGGCGGCCTGGAGCGCGGAGATCGAGCGCAAGCTCCTCGCGCCCGGCGAGCGCCTGTGCTTCGACAAGGACTTGATCCTCCGCGGAAACCTGAAGGACGCCGGGCAGGCCTTGGCGAAGCTCGTCCTCGCCGGCATCATGAGCCCCAACGACGCCCGCCGCCGGGTCGGCCTGCCGCCCATGTCGGGCCTCGACCAGCCCACCGTCTCCATGCCGGGCGGCGCAGCGGCCTCCACTGGCCCGGACAACGCCGGGGAGGAGTCCGAGGATGCTTGAGGTCCGCACCACGTCCTTCGAGCGAGACGGCAACCGCCTGACCGGCTACGCGGCCGTCTACGACGCTCCCAGCCACCCGCTCGTCGTGCGCAGCGTGAACGGCGGGAAGCCGTTCACCGAGCGCGTGGCGCGCGGCGCGTTCGACCAGAGCCTCCGCGGGAACATCTCGCTGCTGGTCGGCCATGACCGGCGCGAGCTTCTCGCCAACACGAAGAGCCAGCGCCTGAAGCTCGCGTCGGACGAGCGCGGCCTGGCCTTCGATGTCCAACTGCCGGATACCCAGCGGGCGAAGGACGTGTACGCCCTGGTCGATTCCGGCGTCCTTTCCGAGATGTCTTTCGGTTTCGTAGTCCGTTCGGACGCCTGGAAGGGCTCCGAGCGCACCCTCACGCAGGTGGACCTGCGCGAGGTTTCCATCGTCGAATCAGGCGCCTACCCGCAGACAAGCGCCGAAGCACGCACCTACAGCCCCGCTCTCGCGAGGCTTCGTCTGCGTTTGAGGGCCCTCACATGAAGACCACCGACCTGTTCAAGAAGCGCGCCGAGATGATCGAGCAGCGCGATGCGCTGAACTCGGAGCTCAACCAGCTCCTCGCCAACGACCAGCTCTCCCCCGAGCAGGAGGCCCGCGGCTCCGAGCTCATGGACAAGCTGGAGCCGCTGAAGCGGGACATCGAGGAGATGCAGAAGCACATCGGTGCCTCGCAGCTCCGCGAGCGCTTCGCGTCCTTCGCCGCCGTCGAGAAGGCCAGCCAGGAGAACGAGAAGCGCTCGTTCGAGTGGACGGCGTCCAACGAGTACCGCGACCAGTGGATCGACTGGTGCCGCGGCGGGCGCGCCCCCGAGTCGCGCGGGCTCCCCGAGTTCCGCGACATCACGACGGCGAGCTCCTCGGGCGTGCTGGTGCCCAAGATCTACGAGGCCGGCATCCTGAAGTACATGGAGCGCAACACCGTCGTTCGCAACCTGGCGGACATCCGCACGGGCGTGCAGGGCTCGGTGACGGTGCGCGTCAACACGCTGGAGACGGACGCGGCCGTGAGCGCCTTCTGGACCACCGAGGCCAACAAGACGCAGACCGCCCTTGACGGCGCGTGGGCCGAGGTGAACCTGAACCCCGTCGGCGGCCTCCCGAAGTCCGAGGTCACGCAGTGGGCCGTGCGGCAGGCGAACTTCGACATCGAGGCCGAGATCATCGCGGACCTCCAGCGCAAGATCGCCCGCGGCATCGAGAGCGGCTACACGGTCGGCACCGGCAGCGACCAGCCCACCGGGCTGTTCCTCCAGAACGCCAACTTCAAGGGCCTGACGGTCACCGCCGCCCACGGCAGCGGCACCGGCTGGGACGGCGCCTTCACGCTGGCCCGTCTCCAGGAGCTGCGCTACAAGACCCTCCCCGCCGAGTACTGGAACGAGGCCGCCTGGGTGATGAGCCAGGACGCGTACTACCAGATCGCCAGCGGCATCACGGCGAACAACCTCCCGCTCTTCATCCCCAGCAGCGACGTGCAGGTGATGGAGAACCAGGCGCCCATGACTCTCATGGGCCGCCCGGTCTACATCGCGCCCTACGCGCCCGGACGCCAGACGGCGGCCGTGACCACCTCCATCCCGCTCATGTTCGCCAACGTCCGCGAGGCGTTTGCGGTGCGCGAGTGGGGCGGCATCTCCATGTTCCGCGATGACGTGACCACGCCCGGACTCATCAAGTTCCAGGCGATGGTCTTCGCCAACTCGAAGATCACGCGCCCGAAGGCGGTCGCCGCCCTGCGCATCACGCTCACCTGACGCAAGTCCCCCGGAAGCGCAAGGGGGCGGGCAATTCTCCCCGCCCGCCCCCTTTGCGTCCAGGAGCCTGAATGCCGATCAACCTGTCCACCCTCAAGGACTCGGCGCGCGTCTTCCACACGGGGGACGATGCGTACCTACAGGACGCCTACAACGCCGCCGTCTCCGAGCTGGAGGAGCGGACGGGCTGGTGCCTGGATCCGGTCACGCGCACGCAGTACGTCGTTGAGGAGCCCAAGGGCATCACGAAGCTGGTGCGCCTGGAGCGCCAGCCGGCCACGGCCTGCACCTGCGTGGACACCCTGACCGCGACGGTGACGCTCTCGCTCGTCACCATCAACGGACTCCATTACGCGAACCTCACGGGCGTCGCGAACCTCGCATACCCGCTGGTCCTGACCGTCTCGGCCGGGAACAACACCCTGCACCCATTGCTCAAGATGGCGGTCCTCCAGCGCGTCACGCAGCTGAACGCCGGGCGCGGCGATGACACGGTGCCGCTGAAGGCCGACTTCTGGGACAACGTGTGCGCCATGATGGGGAAGGGCATCGGCTGACATGGCCCACGTCCCCCACGGCATGATGCGGCTCGTCGCGGAGGTCCAGAACCCGACCGCTGCCGTCGATTCGCTCGGCCAGTGGACCGAGACGTGGGCGACCGTGTCCGGGCTGTCCGCGCTTCCCGTCTACATCGAGCAGATGGACACCACCGAGACGGTTGAGGACGGCGGCCCGGCCATCCAGACCTCCTACCGCATCCTCTGCCCGTGGACGGCGTCCATCACCACGCGTAGCCGGTTCCTGTGGACGGACAACGGAACAAATCGCACCCTGAACGTGCGCAGCTGCACGGACAAGGACCAGCGCCGGCGGACCCTTGAGGTCGAGGCCGTGGAGGTGGTCCTGTGAGCTCTGCCCTGAAGATCACCGTGGACAGCAAGGAGCTCCGCCAGACGCTGGAGCGCCTGCCGGCCAACCTGAACGAGCGCGTGCGCAAGAAGGGCGCCCGCAAGGCGCTGGCGCCGCTCACGAAGGAGATGGCCGCCCTGTGGCGTTCCGCGAGCTACCGGGGCAAGAAGGCCACCCACCGCCGGGCCATCGCCAGCTCCACCCAGCTGGACATCCGCCGCCTGGGCGGGAACGCCACGGCGCCCCTGCGCAGCCGCATCGGCGTCCGCTACGGCCGCAAGGGCGGGGCGCGCGCCAAGGGCCGCCAGCGCGTCTACCACCTGCTCGAGCTCGGCTTCCGCCACAAGGCCGCCGGCAAGCGCATCCAGGGCGCCTACCGCAGCTTCACCTGGGCGATGCGCACGGTGACCAAGGCGTCGAATGCCGTCGCCGTTGAGACGCTCGCCGAGGCCAAGCGCCTGCTCGGAGGCCGCCCATGAGCCTGGAAACGGTCTGCAAGGCCGTCCAGTACCACCTCGGCCAGGCCACGACCAACCCCGTGAGCGTCGGGATGCGCCGCCCCACGACGCAGACGCCGGCCATCGTCTGGGAGATCAGCGCCGCGCAGGCGTCGCGCGCGATGCCTGGAGCCGATGCCGGCCTGTGGATGGTCACCGTCGAGGTCAACATCTACGGCGACACCACCCTCGCCGTCGCCCAAGAGGCCGACAAGATCTGCGCCCAGCTCAACGGCGTGGAGAAGCAGGCCAACACCGCAGACATCGTCTGCACGGACGCGAGCGTCGCGTTCCGCACCGAATCGCAGGCCGACGGCTCGGAAGGCGACGAGCGCGTCTGCACCCTGACCCTGACCCTACAAGGACTCTGACCATGGGACTCATTCCAACCTTTGGCGGCACGCTGACCTTCAGCGGAAAC